TAAGACTCAAACTCCAGCGCCGCAAGGCGTGCCGGTTCGATTCCGGCTCTGGGTACAATATCGGGAAAACCCCTTCCACAAATAGTTTTCCCGATTTTTTCTAAAATGTTCTTTTGTGTGATTTTTCAAAAGCGGTATAAAAAGCGGTATGAAAAATTCACATTCTGAAATTAAAATCGTTCCTAAAAACTGGGAAAAAAATTTAAAATCCAACATCAAAAAAGAATGGTATGGATATTATTTCTATTTCACTCCTGAACATCCAGAGGGCTACCTTGTGAAGTTCAGAGGGATGAATAGGATTAAAGACTTGGAACAAAGACAAAAAATGACTCGCATTCTAATAAATAGCGAATTAGATTTACTCGCCAAAGGATATAATCCTATCACTAAACAATTTGAAGTAAATGAAGATTTTGTCACAGAAAAAACACCTTTTTTACAAGCATTAGAAATCGCCAGAAAAAAAATAAAAGTAGCAGAATCAACAATGACCAACATCGTGGATGTTATCAAGTTGGTCACAATGGCTGCTAACAAAACAGGAGTTTCTATACTTGAAATTGGAAAGGTCAAAAAAAGAGATATAAGACAAATTTTAGATGTTATATTAGAAAAAGGATACTCCAATGACAGATACAACAAAGTAAAAGCCGTATTAGGAATATTATATAACTACTTTGTTGATTTGGAAATATTTGAATATAACTATTGTCATTTTATAAAAAAATTACCTCATACACCTGCTCCAAGAGTTATTTTACGAAAAGATGATAAAGAAAGATTTGAGGAATTAAAAACCACAAACTACAATTTATGGCGATTTTGCAAAATGTTCTATTATAGCGGATGTAGAATATCCGAATTTAGAGCTTTGAAAATAAAAGATATCAACCTTAAAAAACAAGAGTTTAAGATTTTTGAGAAAAAAGGGAAAAGATATCATGAGGTATTAAAGCCAATAAACATAAATGTATATCATTTGTGGAAAGAAATATTAAGCGAGGGAAATGGCGATGATTTATTTCTATTTGGTAATGATTTGTCTCCTGCCGAAGAATCCATAACAAAACACGCTTTATCTCACAGATATAGAAGGTGGGTAGTGAAAAAACTGGGTATAAAGGTAGATTTATACGCTCTTAGACACACTTATTTAAATGATATTACCACAATATACGGAATATCAAAAGCTAAAGACATAGCAGGACACACTAATGAAAGAACGACAAGGATATACGCTGTAGATTATAACGAAAACATCCTTAACGAACAGAAAAAAGTAAGCACAGGATTTTAAAACAAAAACAGCATCTAATTAAAGGTGCTGTTCTTTTTGTTCAAGAGTGAAAACTCTGTCTTTGTTTTGCAAATATAGAAAACAAGATATTGTAATCAAAACCACTTGTGAACAATTTATAACGGAATGTTGTAAACAAAAAAGCAACACCCTTTACGGATGTTGCTTTGATGAAATGTGTAATCAAATTTTATATTAACCGAAGTAATATTTTCCAAATATACAAAAAAGCGTGAAAAACTCACGCTCTTTTTTAATTTTCCCCATACCATTCTACTAACCCCAAGCGTAGCACGCAAGACTTCAAATGGTAAAAAGAAAATTGTTTTTGCTCCTTTGTTTAGATAATTAACTTCACAAATATACAATAAAATAGTAAAATAAGCAACACCCATAAAGATGTTGCTTACAATAATGAAAAATAAACCAAAAATAGCATTCTACCCACTACAATTATAGTGTATTTTCTTTACTTGGCAAACTTTTCATTCCATTTTTTTAAGTCTGCCATTCTGTTCATCCAGCCTTTCAGGAATACCTTTTGTGTAGGGTTGCTTCTTACGATTCTATGCAGGAAATCCTCCCTTTCCTTATAGAGCCTTTGTAGGAAGTCTTTCGGTGCATTGTTCAGCGCTTCTATGGTCTTTGCGCCTACCACACCATCAGTCGTTACTCCCAGCATTCGTTGAGGTATCTTAATACCATGAACACCACTTCCCCAAACCCAATCTACCAAAGTATTGGCTATCGCTTGGTTTTTGATTTCATCGGCTTTCCACCTGTCCCAAAACAGCCTTTTTATTACTATATCCCAATCGGCATCGTTCATTTCCAAGAACCTCATGTCCTTATCAGAACCAAACACCGAACGCCATACAGCATAGGTTATGCCCTTATTCGTGTGGTAGCCTGTCTTTCCTTTATAAGGCGTAGGACATTTTACCCTGCTCGCTGTATCGTTTGTGTCTCTTGATAATCCTCCTTCCCATTTTAGAATAAATGGTCTCAAACTTCTTATATCCGCCATATCATTTAAATTTATCAATTACCTTTTCCAGCCTCTCCCAGAGGAACATTCCCACAATAATCAGAATTAAATATACTATCCAATTTTCGGCTCGCTCGGATTGTTTCTCTTCTTTGGTTTGTTTGTGCTGTTCTTTCGTTTGTTTCTGCTCCTGCTTTTCTACTTCTACTCTTACTTGCTCTATTATCTTTACCACAGAGTCTTTTGCCTGTTTTTTGTCTTTAAAATAAACCTCTCCGTTAGCGCTTCCCTCTACAACATTGCCGTTGTATAAGAACTTGAACTGCACAGGTTCGCTGCCGATTGGCTTTATCGCAAAATCCAAAGACTTCGTAAGGGTTTTAATATTAGCCGTTTCCTCGGTTTTCGTTTCTGAAATAGAGTCTTTCTTTACCGATTCTTTGATTTCGGTCTTATGCTCTTCTTTTTCCTCGTATTTCCTTACTTTCCTCGCGCCACATCCCAACAGCAACAAAAACATAGCAAACCCAAGCAAGGGAATGTTATTCTTTGAAATTATCATCGTTTTCATCACTTTCTGTTTTTTCCTTTAAACTTTCCAAATCGCCAGTCTTCTCAAAATTCTTTATCTTCTTCAAAAGCCCACTCGGAGGGAATGCTCCGTTTGTTACTTTGGACAGATTAACCAAAGCAGACCCAAGAGGATAAAGCAATACCATCAATTTTACCATTACCTTGAAATAAACATCCAAGAACTCTACTTCATCCAGTGCATCGTGCATAATTAACAGCATAGAATACCCTGATAGAATAACCGTTAGTTTCTTCAACAGCCCTAAAAGGTTAGTTTTAAAAGCAAAATCCTTATCTACGAAGTAATGCAGGTAAGACCCAAGAACATGGTCTACCATTAGTACGAACAACACGCCATAGAGGAACGATAAGTCCGTGGTGTAAAGCCCTGAAAAATACTCAAATGCCGAAACAGCCACCGCTGGAAACATACACAACTTGAACGAAGCGTTTATTTTCGCAAAAACTCCGCCTTTATACAGCAACACCAAATTGTTCAATACGAACTCCCTAATATTCATCATTTTAAACTTAAAAATTGTATTAAGCTCAAAAATAAATACTCCCTATTTTTCTACTAAATAAAAAAAGCCTATTTTTAGAGTGTTCCTAAAAATAGACTTTTTAAAAGCGGTTTTTAATTATTTTTATCTTATAATTCCTGTTATAATTCCATTAGTTACTTCCAACCAAGCTTCTTCTGTTCCTTGCCATCGCCCCCATATATCCTTTATTTGAGCTACTGCTTTGAATCTTCCATTCCAACCCTTTTTCCCAAGCACACGAATGTCTCCTGCAGTAATATCCAAAGCGATATTTTGCCTTTGGTTATTCTTAGCCTCTAACTGTAAGGCTACATTTTCATCGTTAGCATGAGTGATTTTAGGAGTTCTATTGTGTTCTATTTTCATGGCAGCTCCTACATTTTTAGGGTCTGATGAAACCGCGGAAGTTCTTCCTATTGAAACCTTCTTATAACCCGTTCCTTCTATCAAATCATCATCATAATTTTGGGTTATTCCAAACATTTCATCACTTAGATACATATCTTTCTTGCCTCTTTCTCCTGCGAGAAGCCATCCATTAGTTATTTTAATCTCGCCTATCTTCCCCTCTCGAGCATCTATTTTACCTGAAATATCCGCATCTGTCGCAATCATCTTACCATTATCCAAAACCCTAAAAGGCGCATTGTCTTTGTTTTTATAACCAGTACCAGCACCAAACCTTACACTCTCTCCTCCTTTGTCAGTAACCCCTGAAATAAAAGCATTCTGATTGTCTTTATCATCCCCAACAGAAATAATATTAGAAGAAACAAGACCGCCTTTAATAGAAGTGAAATTATCCGTTTTTTTCTTAATGTCCTCTATATCTGCATTTACATGCTCCCCTGCTTTTACGGCAATTTCTTCTACATTTATAAGGGTAGATTTGATTTTTCCGCCCTCTATAATGGTATTCCCCAGCATTCCTTTCTCTACATTGGAAGTAGTTGTCCCATCAGGCATTACAAATGTAATCTTCCCTGAAATCTCCCCTGTATCCAAATCTAAATAAGTCTGTCCATTTAAGGATTTTATTCTCCCTGCTGTGATTTGTCCGCCGTGCATCGTTACATTGCCATACATTGCCTCTGCCTCTCTCTTTCCTCCCTTTGGTGTGTAAAGAAGATAACAAAGAAAATAGTAATAATCTGGCATCTCATCAAACTTGATTTTGTCTGTTGTAATATGCCAACTTCCTGATGTTCCGTTTTTCTCTACTTTCGCATAGACATAATACACTATATCCAGCAGGTTCTGTTGCTGCAATGGTAAAAGCTCCCAAACCTTAATATCCTCTGCAATAGAGAAATGAACCAATCTTCCCCCACTGATGGATACATTGGCTGGAACTCCATTTACATTTGGATTCAAAACCACATCCTCCAGTACAAAATTCTGGCTTCTCGCCCCTACGCTTAACATATTGGTGTCAATAGAGTGCGGTTTGATATGGTCTGGGTCAAAGTGTCCATCAGTATCAAAAATGCTGTCTTTCAACTCCAAAATGTTTTTGTAGCCGTTTTTGTAATTCTCCCTGATAACCTGTGTTTGAGATTTTACCACCTTTTTCGTGTCTTTAATATCATTTAGAACACTCGCTGTAAAACTCACTTCATAGGTGTCAGCAATCTCCAGAGTATAACTAAAACGATTCAGCAAATCCCTTGTCATACTGATAATACGGCTTGTTTTATCAATCTTTAACGGATTATCTACCACACGGATATAGTCGCCAATCTCAAAGAAAACAGTGCTTTCGTTCCCTTTCTTTTTCAAAAACATAGGGTCTATTGCGATGCTGTATTTCGTGTTGTTTTGGGAGAGTTTGGCGTATTCGTTTTTCCCTGCTTCCAAAAGCTTCTCCTCTGCCCTTGCGATATACATTTCAGGCATTACAATGTCCGTAATAGTGAACTCATCCCCTACTTCAAAACTGAAAATAGTATTGTTGTCAGGGAATTTTTGCCCTCTTTCATTTGTAAATTGTTTTACCTTAAAGCATTTCGTGGCGTGGTTGTACCCTGTAAGTGCAAGAAGTTCAAAATCATATCCTGCTAAATTCCCTTTGTTGAAATGTAGTTTTGCTGGTGTCCCTGCTATCAGATATTTAGTGTTTCCCTCTGTGTCTTTCTCCATAAGGTCAAAATCCATATTGGAAACAAAAATTTCTTGTGTTTTTGATGCTTCATCAAATCTTCCAATCCCTGAAACTATCCCTTTGAAAGTTGGTTTAATCTCCTCAAAGACCTTAACCGCTTCTTTCATACCAAAGAGTTTTACTTTCTCATCATCTTGCAGGTAATCCCCTTGTGCTTGAGGCATTCTTAATTTTTCAGAATAATCCCTGTATTTAGATGGAATATTGTCTGAACTCCCATACACATAGAGCCTTGTAACTACATCATCAGCCACATTATCCCTGTTGATAGAGTAAAGACCATTACCCTTGCCATACTCAAAAACAAAATCTTTGGTATTTCCTATTTTCTTAATGTTAAGGGTCTTTGTCCCAGTATTTACATCTTCTTTGATTTCAAAATCAGGTACTATGCCCGATTCATAATGTCCAAAACCATTGGCATTCTCCGAGCGGAGTACGATAGGTTGCATCGCCCACTTACTGCCTTGACTCTTGTCTTTCAGGGTGATAGAAGCAAGATTTTTCCCTATAGTAGTCTCTCCTATTTGCACCACTGTCAAGTAAGGTTTGAGCCCATTGATAATCAGCTCGGAAGCGGAAGCAGTGTGCTTGGAGGTGAGTATATATATCTTAGGGAGGTTTAGGGTATGGATAGGCGTTCCTGATATGTTATTTTCGAATGTATGGTCTCGCTTCCAATAATTAGCCATTTTAGTATTAGAAGTTTGCCTTACAAATACTTTATCAGTGTCGGTTCCCTTGATCATACTCGCCAAATAGATAGCCGTTTGTACACTGCCTCCACTGTTGTAGCGAAGATCAAGTACTAAGTCGCTTATACCATCGGACTTAAATTGGGCAAAAACCTCATTTAGCTCCTTGTCGTACTTACTCACAAAGGAGTTATACACAAGGTAGCCAATCTTCTTGCCACTGCGGCTTAGTGTCTTGTGTAGCAGTATAGGATCTTCCTGAAGGGGAAGTTGGGACAGCGTCTTGCTCTCGGTAGGCACCAATTGCTTATTCTCTACCTTGCAGAAGCCAAAGGTCAGGGCAGTTTTTTGATTAAAGAGCAGATGCTGATAA